CTATTTATCGGAAGGTTTATCTTGCTGCGGTTTGTTGTTGACCATATCGCACAACATAGAGAGCAGCATTAACCGTACTTTAAAGGGAGAATGACTAAACACGCGCATACACCTCTTGAACTCATTCATAAGACCTCCTGACTTGCTAATCCCGTCGATCCTTGAGGGATGATTGCATTACATACAGATATAGCACAGGCTATATTATAAAGCATCAACTATCTACGAAAAACAATAAGTTACAGTGTTATCAATAAGTTACGTTAGTTAATATCTGTGAGTATTCGGCAGTATTTCTAAGCTATCGCGACATTTTTGCGACATTTTAAGGGGTTAAGTCGCACGGCATCTTCAAGGTGGCTTGGGGCGAAATGGGCATAACGCATTGTCATAGTGATGTCAGCGTGGCCGAGAATTTTTTGCAGAACCAGAATGTTCCCGCCGTTCATCATAAAGTGGCTGGCAAATGTATGGCGCAGTACATGGGTAAGCTGGCCGGAGGGGAGTTCAATGCCTGCGCGTTCCAAAGCAGAGCGGAACGCGTTATAGCAGGGTTTGGGGAACAGAGCGCCTTTCGTTTCAGGCAATTCGGATAGAAGTTCATCATCAAGGGGGATTGTTCTGTTGCGCTTCCCTTTGGTTTTAACGAACGTAACTTTATCGCCTGCGATCTGAGAGCTTTTCAGCGTTGCCGCTTCATTCCATCTTGCGCCGGTCGCAAGACAGATTTTTACGACTAGCTCCAAGTATTTTACTTTGCTTCGTTTGCATTCCAGCAAAAGCCGCTCAATTTCTTCAGCAGTGAGGAAAGCCATTTCGGTTTCATCAGTACGATACTGTCTGACGTTTTCCAGTGGGTTGGGGGCTGACCATTCCCCGATTCGTTTCAGCTCGTTGAACATAGCCAGGAAGTAAGCATGTTCAAGGTTCATTGTTTTCGGGGAAACCTTGGATACTCTGCTAGTGCGGGCATAATGCCCATCAAGCCTTTTTGCGCGGTAGGCCGTGAACAGCTGGGCATTAAACTCTGTAGCTAGCGGGAATCCCATGCACTCTGCCGCCCAGGTCATAGCGTCTTTACGCTTTTGACCATTGCGCAAAGCTACTCCGTGGCGTTCATACCACATTGTGATCAGGTCTATTAAAGTTCGTTTGTCCTTCCCTTCACCCAGCCAGGGCGCATTGTCTACTTTCTGAAGCGTATGGTTCTCAAATGCCAGGGCTTCCCCCTTCGTGGCAAATTTTTTACGTATGCGCTTCCCGTTCTTACCATTACTACGGTTGACGGTGTAGAAGTCGGCGATCCATTCGCCTGTCGGAAGTTTACGAACACTCATTTCATTCAATCGTCAGAACAATGCGGCCGATGATTTTTATATCGTCAATACCGCAGTCAAAAGCCATACCTACGCCGCTTACTCTAACTTTTCCCACAGGGATGCGTGTTAGTGTTCTAACGCTGGTTTTACCTTCAACTTCGACAAGCCAAACATCGTCATAAACTTCAGTAAAGTGTTGATCAACAATGTATTGCATTGTGTTATCAATCACACAGATAGGATTCTGCGGTAAAGGTTTGCCAGGTAAAAAAGTAACCTTATCGAGCATTAGGAAACCAGACTCATAGAGTTTTCCGTCCACAATCTTCTTGCGTGGCAATTTCATGATGTCTAATTCGTCATCGTTAAACTTTCTACCTTGTCCAGTCGCAAGCCATTCCAGAGTAGCTCCTGTTTCAGCCATACATCTAACAACGATATCAGCTGGAAAAAAATCCCTCTTATACCGGTTAGCCAGACTGCTGCTTGCTATATCAAGATGTTCGGCTAGGGCTAGTTTTGTGTTGAATCCATACGCTTGGATAACTCTATCTAGTACCTCAGCTCCGCCATGAGAAAACTCAATTTGTAGGTTCACGAAAGTTTTACCTTGAAATCTTGCGCAAAGTGAGTTTAAACTCCGCTTTGTAGGTTTAAGTGAATATTGACAGTTACAGCCCTGTATTGCCGTACAGGTTAACTTATGGAGTTTGCCTCATGCGTCCGAACATTACAATCATCATCCCAGAGCCATACCTGCCTTTAGACGAGTATTGCCGCCGTACTGGTACCAACAAAGAAACCGCCAGGAACCTGATCGAATACGGGAAATTACCTATTAAGCCGAAGGGTAAGCAGAAGAAAGGCCTGGTCGAAGTCAACATGGCCGCGCTCACTATTCAGGCTTTAAGCGAATGTGACATTTCGCTTAACGCGTAATCCATCCTACGGATTAGGGAGAGGCAAACAATGTTTGATTACCAGACCTCTAAACATGCGCACTTTGATGCGGCTTGCCGAGCATTTGCAATTGAGCACAATCTTGAAGATGTGGCCGCTGCCGTTGGTATGAGGCCGCAGATCCTGCGTAATAAACTGAACCCAGCGCAACCGCACCGCCTGACCTGTGATGAACTTTTGGCTATCACGGATTACACCGAAGATGCGCGTTTACTGGATGGGATGCTGGGGCAGATTAACTGCCTTCCATCCGTACCGGTGAACAATGCAACAGAAGGCAACATACAACTGTGTGCACTGAGCGCCACAGCCAGTGTGGGCGCGATTGCTGGGGAAGCCGTATCAGCTGGCCATATGACCGCCGCCCGCCGTACTCAAATTCTGGATCGCGCCCGAGATGCAATCCGTAGCTTATCCGTGCTGGCTTATACCGTTGAAAGCCGTATTCACTCTGCGCCGGTTTTGGCCGCTGCGGTGGATCTGGTCACAACCAACGCCACCGGCCTGATGTGAGGGAGAACCATGAAAGCGTTTGTCACTTACCTGAAAAACGAATCACCGGCCATGCAATTGCCCAGTGGTTCAACGGGCTGGATTGAACTGCCGAACGGTCAGCGCTGGAACCCTGGCCACATGTACAAATTCAATGGCCAGCAGCCGCGTCGCCCGTGGTGGCGTCGTCTGATGGGGCTATAGGGGGGGGGCGCTATGGCGATTAGCCAGGAACAGCAAAAGCGCGGGCTGGAGCATTTAAAACAGATCCGCCGCAAATACTTCAGCGAAAGCAGCGAGGCCGCTGAATGGTGGGACAACTTGACACCGGAGTGGCGCGGCGTAGTACTTCATGCTGCTGCGGTTACTTCTGGTACCGGGGCATTTAAAGCCCATTTAAGCAAGTGCTGCTGGCGTGAGCTTTATGAACGCCTGGGCTATCGGGACATGATTCAACTGCGCCAGGGCATTTCACGGGCGCGGTTAACGTTTGAAGGTTTCGGCAGTTTACGTGACAGCGATTTTTCGAAACGTACCGCGAACCGCCCAATCAAGAAGGTTCATCCAATTTATAGCAGCAGCGGGGTGCAGATGGTGATTGCACCTCATATTGTCCAGAAGTTACAGCAACAGGGGAATCACTGATGTCCATTATTTCGGTTGAAGGTAAATCACTAGGGGCAGAGCTGGCTGTGTGGGGCGTCCCGCATAACTACGCATTAGCGTTTGCAGAGAAAAGCACCAGTAAAAATGGGCGTATCGCTTTGCATCCGTTCTTCTTCAACGACACTGAACACATGACAAATCCGCGTCACTGGCTGGCGATCAATGCTGCTTTCTGGTGCTGCGTATATCGCGAAGCGAAAAGCAAAGAAGCCCAGATAGAAGCGCTGGCGGGGATTCGTGCAATTTTCTATACAGCCGGGGCGTTGGGAGTTGGCGAGATAAAAGCGCTGATCCAGGAGTGGTGGCGGATAACCTATGAGCTGCACCTGATTCCGGCACCGAACTACTCAGCCGCCACAGTACAACCCACTTTTCACTAATTAACTGCCTGAATTTTTTGTCCACGATTCAAGTGGCCGGGGATTCTTTTGCCTTGAGGAAACCAAAATGCACATGACACGTCAGGATTTACCCGCAACAAAATCAGGCACCGACCTGCTGGCCATGCTCACCAAAGCCACGCAGGAAGGTAAAGCCGCAACTGCTGATCTGTGTTCCACCCGTCTGGATAAGCTGGCTACTCATGCAGCCAATGAAGGTTTAAGCGCAGCGGAAATCGTTGAGTTAATCCGCGAAGAAGCAGCGGCGATTTGCAGCAAAGGAGGTGCAGCATGGAATTGAATACAAAGCAATTGCAGTATTCTATCAGCCTGTTAGCACAACAGTGGCTTGACGATGATCGCCTATTTATTGATACCGAAACCACGGGGCTGGGTGATGATGCAGAAATAGTAGAAATATGCATCATTGATAGCCATGGATTTATTCTGCTTAACACGCTTGTTAAACCTACTAAGCCTATTCCTGATGAAGCAATTGCCATTCATGGGATCACAAATGAAATGGTTGCCTATGCTCCTGCGTGGACAGATATATGCGGCGCAGTGGAAGAACTTATTAGACGTTTTGGCTTTGTTATCTATAACGCCGATTATGATCTCCGGTTAATTCGTCAGACCTACGCATTGAATGGAAGACCTTCTGAAGGTGCGCCATGGATGCTTGCTGCTCATTCTGTTTGCGCAATGAAACTATATGCAGAATATCGTGGCGAGCCGGGGAAATATCACGGTTATAAATGGCATAAGTTAGTTGATGCCGCCGCGCATGAAGGAGTTGTGATCGAGGGGAAGGCACACCGTGCTTTAGCTGATTGCAAAATGACATTAGGTGTCATCAAAGCTTTAGCGCAAGGCGGTGCAAAATGACAATCAAAATCCATGCGGTAAAAATTGCGCCGAAATACCTTAATGCTGTGGTGGCTGGTCAGAAAAAGGCCGAGCTGCGTAAAAATGATCGCGGGTATAAAACCGGTGATGTTCTTTCATTGTGCGAGTGGAAGCACGGGAAATACACCGGGCGAGAGTGGGCGGCAGTTATCACCCATGTTTTGCCGGTGAATGAAATTATCGCTGATGCCGAAAATTGGGTGGTTTTATCTATCCGTTCGCTGTCACCGCTTGAAGTGCTGGAATACATCATTTCAAACGGTGTAACAGAGTCGTTAGTTGGCGGAGGTCATTATGGCCGTTAAAACTCCGCTTAAATGGGTGGGTAGCAAAGCCCGCCTTATGCCTAAGCTGCGTCCGCACCTTCCAGAAGGTAAACGCTTGGTTGAACCGTTCGCAGGTTCCTGCGCCGTCATGATGAATACAGATTATGACGAGTATCTGATCGCAGATGTGAATCCTGATCTGGTTAATCTTTATAAGGCGATGGCGTATCACACTGATGCGCTGCTCAATGAGCTGGAAAGTCTGTTTACTGCCGGTTCGTTAGGTGATGAAGAAAGCCGCGCAGTTTTCTATTATGCTGTGCGGGATGCTTTCAACCAGTCAGGTAAATCCTTTGGTTCGGAATCTGTAGAAGCTGCTGCGCGTTTCCTGTACCTGAACCGGCACTGCTTCAATGGTCTGTGCCGGTATAACCGTCGAGGCCAGTTCAACGTCCCGTTCGGTAAGTACAAAAAGCCTTATTTCCCCGCTGATGAAATCCGCGCCTTTGCTGAAAAAGCAAAACGCGCAACGTTCATTACTGCCCACTATTCAGAAACGCTCGATTTGGTTCGGGACGGGAATGACGTTGTTTACTGTGATCCGCCTTATCTGACTGAAAGCGACAATTTCACCGCTTACCATGAGCGCGGTTTTTCGCACATGGATCAGGGGAGGCTGGCGCGTAAGTTGCGCCGTCTGGCCAGAAAAGGTGTACCGGTTGTGGCCTCTAATGCCGATCTGGAAATGGTGCATTACCTGTACGCCGGATTTGAAGCCGTTCGCATTAATGCCCCGCGTAGTGTTGGTGCCGCAGCTGCAAGCCAGAAAGTTGCCGCAGAGTTAATTCTGAAGTCGCCGCTTGATTCTATAGCGATGGCTTGCGCATGACTCCTGTAGCCAATGGCCAACATCACTCCGTCGATACCTGGCGGCGTGAAACGTTCGCACCGGGTACGCCTACAGACGCCACGATCACCGAGCGCCGCCTGTGGTCGGTTAACCCGCAGGATTACGAATGGCGCTCACAGTACCTTCATGAGATACCCGACTGGTTAGCCGGGTATTTTGGCCGTCGTTACGAAAAGCTGTTTGCTGGTCGTGACGGGCGTCGCCGTGCCAATACATTCCTGCGCCAAACTATCGGCGGGAGTGTATTGCCACGTCTGCGCAAAGTGGCTGCGCGTTACTCGCTGGCCGCTGACGCTGCTGATCTTCCTTTTGGTAAGTCGCTGGAACGCTTGCTGTCACTAGACCGTCCTGATCTTAAAAAACTGGCTGACCAGGTATCTGGCTGGATTTCCCAGTCACTTTATGACTTCACCGAACAGTTTGATTCCGGCACTGACGACGCCAGAGAGCTGCACCGCCGCACCCTGGAATCATACCGCCATCTTTGTGCGTGTTGCCTGATGCTGAATAACCAGCCGCCGTACTGGGTTGAACACGAAGCAAATGAAGGCCAACTGGAAATGCGTAAGGCGGAATCAGGGATACTGCGCATGATGGCGCCGGAATGGTGGTACCTGCGTCTTAAACGTGCGCGTGATACACAGCGCGAACATATGGCCATCGCGGTGGGACAGGTACAAAAAGCGGCCAGCGCTTATGTATCCCGCAAAACACTGGGTGAATGGATAGACCAGAAAAAGCGGAATCTGGAGTTCTTTAAAAAGTTTGAACTGCTGAATGATGAGGGGCTGCGCATTGCACTGGACAGCATGGTGCACCGCAGCGTTGCAAATCCGGCGATCCGTCGATGTGAACTAATGGTAAGAATGCGAGGGTTTGAAGATATGGCCAATGAAGAAGGGCTGGCCGGTGAGTTTTACACCATCACTGCGCCATCACGTTTCCACGCAGTACACAGCAAAGGTGGCTTTGTATCGCAATGGGATGGATGTACGCCGCAGGATAACCACTGCGACACCGCAATAAGATCAAATTCACAGCGACGCTCTGAGGTAGCCACATGCAGACAAAATAAATCTTTCGCAGACAAAAACGGCACTACACCGCACCCGCCTGCGGTTTCTGGATCGATAAAATTTTTCAGTTAAATTTTTCTTCAAAACATATCGCCAGCCCGCGCCAGTACTGGCGGCTTTGCGGAGAATATAAACTGAAATGAATGAAAGGGATTTCACTTTTTTTCAGTAAAAAGGATCTAGAGGGAGGGTGGGGTTGTCGATAATATCATGATAAATATAGTAAATTTAAACTTTATGTGGATCGGCTAATGGATCTGTGATGACCATATGGATGGTGTAGAAAGCCCGTAATTCCAGATTGGGCGCGGGCTAACGAGGGTGATGCTGCCAACTTACTGATTTAGTGTATGATGGTGTTTTTGAGGTGCTCCAGTGGCTTCTGTTTCTATCAGCTGTCCCTCCTGTTCAGCTACTGACGGGGTGGTGCGTAACGGCAAAAGCACCGCCGGACATCAGCGCTATCTCTGCTCTCACTGCCGTAAAACATGGCAACTGCAGTTCACTTACACCGCTTCTCAACCCGGTACGCACCAGAAAATCATTGATATGGCCATGAATGGCGTTGGATGCCGGGCAACAGCCCGCATTATGGGCGTTGGCCTCAACACGATTTTACGTCACTTAAAAAACTCAGGCCGCAGTCGGTAACCTCGCGCATACAGCCGGGCAGTGACGTCATCGTCTGCGCGGAAATGGACGAACAGTGGGGCTATGTCGGGGCTAAATCGCGCCAGCGCTGGCTGTTTTACGCGTATGACAGGCTCCGGAAGACGGTTGTTGCGCACGTATTCGGTGAACGCACTATGGCGACGCTGGGGTGTCTTATGAGCCTGCTGTCACCCTTTGACGTGGTGATATGGATGACGGATGGCTGGCCGCTGTATGAATCCCGCCTGAAGGGAAAGCTGCACGTAATCAGCAAGCGTTACACTCAGCGCATTGAGCGACATAATCTGAATCTGAGACAACATCTGGCAAGGCTGGGACGGAAGTCACTGTCGTTCTCAAAATCGGTGGAGCTGCATGACAAGGTCATCGGGCATTATCTGAACATAAAACACTATCAATAAGTTGGAGTCATTACCCTAACGAGAAATATTCAAAAGATATAACAATGAAAAATGATACTTACATT